TCATAGCCCAGACCTTAGCGGGCCAAGATGCAATCGACACCGGTCGTCTCACTCCCGAAGAATCCGAAGACATCGTTAAGAAGACGTTCTCGCGCCTGGGGCGGATATTCACTTCTCCGATGGGGTTGACCGGACCGTTCTCCACCGGCAAACAGAAAGTCTTTTCATAAGGCAGGTGGCGCATGACGAGCACGCAGGAACTCAATCGCCGCCTGAAAACGGCTAAGGCCAACCGAGCAGTCCTCAACAACCAGTACGAGCTGATCGCGCGGTTTGTGCGATTCCGCAAGTACGGGTTCATCGAGGACTATACCAAGGGGGATTTTTTTGTCCATGGAGATGTGTACAGCTCCGCAGCTAATCGCGCTTGCCATATCGCTGCCTCTGCTATTCTGGGCGCTCTCTGGAAGAACGGGGCGCGGACGTTTTATCTTTCCCGACCACGACAGATCGAAGAATCCGAAGAAGTCAAAGAATACTACGAAGAAGCCAACCGCCGGCTGATCGAGGCGATGGAAGACCCGGCAGCGGGCCTGGAGGTCGCGCTCGATGAGTACATGAACGATCAGCTTTCGTTCGGTACCAGCGGCGTGGCGGCGTTTCACGGCCCGCAGAACGGGCCGCTGCTGGATTTCAAATGCTGGGACTTGAAGGGGCTTTACATCGAGATCGACGCTATGGGCCGGGTCAAGTCGTTTTTCTATTGCCGCAAGCTCAATGCCATGCAGGTGGCGGAGGAGTACGGCGAGGACAAACTGACTGACAAGATGAAGCCCGCTTTCGAGAAGCAGGATACCGAGACTAAGTTCGAGATTGCCACGTATATTGGCCCCCGCGCCAGTTACGACCCCAGTAAATCAGACATGCTTAACCGTGCTTACGAGTCGGTGCATTTCACCACCCAGGAAGGTGCGACGATGCGTGAGAGCGGATACGACGAGCTCCCGTGCAAGATATGTCGATTTTACAAGAACGTCGAGGAAGACTACGGTCGCTCGCCGGCGATGGAGGCTTTGCCCGACATCATCGAGCTCAACGCCGTGGTGGAGCTGCTGCACCAGACGGCGGAGACGAATCTGCGTCCGGCACTGGCGATTCTCGATGACGGTACGTTCGGTGGGGGTACGATCGACTTGTCCGCCGGCGCGGTGAATGTGCTCAATATCTCACAGCGTACCACAGCAGCCAACCCGATATTCCCCATCCCTCAGTCGGGGGAGCTTAATTCGACGATAAAACTCAAAGAAATGCTGGAGGAATCGGTCGCGCAGCACTTCTTCCTCGATCGACTGTTGGACTTAAACAACAGCACGCGCATGACACTTGGTGAGGCACAGATCCGAAACGAGATCCGTGCCGACGCCATGGGCGGCACTTACGCTCGACAGATCAATGAGATGTTCACCCCGCTGATCGAGCGGTGCGTCAATTTGCTCTGGGAGATCGGGCACCTCGGAGTTTATCCCGGTAGTGAGCAGGAGCAGAAAGTATTGGCGCGGGGCGAGGAGCCGCTGTACATACCGGAAGCGGTGGCTGAGGCTATCTCCAAAGGGCAGCCGTGGTACAAGATCAATTATGTTTCACCGGCAGCGCGGATCATGCGTTCAGAGGAGTTGCGGGGCATTATGACCGAGCTGAGTATCGCTGCGCAGTACGCGTCGATCATGCCGGAATTGACCATGCGTCTGGACCCGGATAAGGTCAGCCAGAAGCTCAACGAGCTTTCAGGTTCGACGCCGGACATCCACGCGTCTGACGAGGTATTTCAAGAGAGAATGGCCGCGCATAAGGAGATGCAGGGTCAGATAGCTGCAATGCAGGCGGCGGCGCAGCAGGCAGGAATACGCAAAGCCAACGCCGGAGCGGCTCAGTCCGAGGCGCAGGCGCAGGCTACAATGATGGGGGCGATGAGCTGATGAGCGAACAGGACGTCATTCAAGACCGACTCGACAGTCAGGCGAAACGGGTGCAGGAGCAGAAAGAGGCCCAGCAGCGGCAGAAGACGTATTTCGATGAGCTGCGGGTAGCGGTGCAGGCGATGGCGGAGAACCCCAGCGGAGTCAAGGTGCTACGGCATCTGGCTCGGTGTCAGATCGGTACGTCTCTGGCGTTTATTACCGGTGGGGTGTCTGCTGAAGGCACGATCGGTAACGAATACCGTCGGTTGCAGTATCTGGAATTGCGGGCGCTGATGAGGCCCAAAGATATAATCGCTGTAGAAATCGAAAGAGGTGAAGGATGATCTTCGGGAAAACCCTGTGGCATTGGCTGACGGCTTTTGCGGGAATCCAGTATTTCGCGGAGGGAGGCGGTGGAACTATCGACGTTGGCACGATCTCACAGCAACTGAGTACGCTTAACGGAGAGCAGTTTCAACAGCTCATACCGGAGACCATCCGGGGGGAAGCGTATCTCAAGGATGTATTCGCGGCGGAGAAGCCCTGGGAAGCGTTCAACAACAAGTTCCACGGTGCGCAGAAGATGATCGGGCGAGATCCGTTCCCCAAGGCGGACAGCCCGGATGATAAGTGGGACGAGTTCTTCCGTAAGATCCGCCCGGAGACTGACGATAAGTATGGGTTTCCCAAGATCGAAGGGGCACCGGACGACTTCATGCCGGCGGAGTTTCAGGCCGAGGTACGCAAGATGGCCCATGCTGCGGGATTGGCGCCTAAGCAGTTCGAGCGGTTTTTGACTCCGTTCCTGAGTAAGGTGTACGGCGCTGAGAAAGCGGACAAGGATGCGGCAGACGCATTGTTCGAGAAGACGATGAACGAGACGTTTGGCGCTGAGCGCGAGAATGTGATGAAAGTCGCTAAGGAAGTTCTGGCGTCGAACCTCGATGAGAAGCAGAAGCACTTGTTGAACATGATGGACGAAAAAGGTATCGCCATCGTGTCAGCACTGGCGAGTTCGCTTTTCAAGAAGTTCGGGCAGGAGGATGCGTTTCGCGGCGGCGCGGGCGCCCCAGGGGCGGGAGCTGTTACGATGCAGTCGCTGACAAACGAGTTGCGCACGGCGATGTCTGACCCGGCGTATGCCAATCCGTTTAAGGACAAGATTGCGCACGAGAACGCAGTGCGTAAGGTCGAGGCGATCAAGGAAAAGATGGCGAAATTGACGCAGCGATAAAATTTTTCGCAGCAATGCTTGACAATATTTTCTGTTTGTGGTATGTGTAGAAATAGGCCGCGACCCACGCGTAAGTGTGGAGGGGCCGCCCAGCCTGGTGACGTCCGTACTCGAAGACGGGTATCGTTACCGTGGGGTCAAAGGATTCTACGGGTTTCGGTAACTGTATCTTAACGAGGAGGGCGTCGATGTCTTACGATGTCGTACAAACAACCCAGTTCAATGCGATGCTCGATATTAAAGAGCAGCAGATGACTTCCCGTCTTCTGCCGTACTCTCGTCGGGTGCAGGTCACGGGCGACGATTTCGCCTATGACGGTCTCGATGATGTGAGCGCGTACTACGCCAATGGAGCCAACGCGCGAATCCAGCCGACCAACGTTAACTTTAATCGCCGGAAATTGTCCCGCAATCGTATTGCGGTGACACTGCTGGTCGATCGCAAGAACATCCGCGGGATGATTACTGATCCCCAGGGTGAGCTGGCCGCGGCCTGTATCATGGCGATGGAGCGGGAAGTCGATCGCGTAATTTACGCACAGATGTTCGCTTCTGTTTCGACGGGTCGGGATTTCTCTACTACAGTCACGTTCGCCAACGACGGCGGATTGACAGTGGACGCTACTTCCGGGCTGGTCTACGAGGAGTTCCTGGAGATCCTCCAGAACTTCATGGACAGTGAGGTCGCTATCGACGGTAATCGCCGGGTATGCATGGGTATCACTGGTGACGAGCACACTGATCTCATGGGTGAGTCCGAGATCACCAGCGGGGACTATTCTCGGCAATATGTCGTTGACCGCGGCGTGGTCAAACAGGCTGTCGGGATCGAGCTGATACCTTTTGGCGCCAGCGTGACCAACCCGATCTTACAGGTTGACACCAACCCGTACCGTGTGTCGTTCGCGATGGTCGATGGGGCGATGGTGTTCGGTTCCAGCCGTGAGCGGACTCTGGAGATCAAGGATCATCCGGACTACGTCGAGAGCTATGTGGTGCATGTGGTCATGGAGTGTGGTTCCGTCCGTACTCGTGGCTCTCGCATCCAGAAGGTAAACCTGACTCCGTAACCGTTTATCAATCAGCAGGAGGCAAATACCATGGCTGACGCATATGCAACACACAACGTGACCTCTGCTGCGGTGAATACCGGTGATGCCGTGTATTTCAGCGGCGGAGCGGTCACCGCGATTCCGTTTAACTTTGACACGGTTGATACCGACGGGGATGTTATCCGTGTGGGGACAGTGTCCCCGCAGGACATCTATCTCGGCGTGCAGCTCGTCAACGAGGCGAGTTCCGGGGCGAATGACTACGACCTCGGGCTTTACGCACCTAAGGTTGGTGACGATGGCCGAGTCCTCGATAAAGACATCTTTATCGACGGGGTTGAATTCGTGACCGCCCGCGCGGATTCCGGGGCGCTCGATTACTTGTCACTGGCCGCGGCTAACCACGGCAAGCGCATGTACGAGCTTCTGGGGCTGACTTCGGCGCAGGCTGCCAGTTCTGGAGCGTACGAATTGGCGTTCACTGCCAATGACGCAGGCACGGCAGGCAAGGTGGTTTCGGGTAACTTCTTTGTTATCCGCGGCGCGTAAGAGTAACTAAATAAGGGGGCGTGATGGCATCTCCGGTGTCCGCAAGTGCGGTATGTAACTTAGCATTGGATTATGTAAAGCAAGCGACACTGGGTGACATCACGTCCCCTATCTCTACAGTTGAGTCGATCGCCGCCCGGCACTACGACATCACGCGCGAAATGGTGCTCAAATCACACCCCTGGAGCTTTGCTCGCCGCCGCCGGCGGATCGCGCGCAACTCGACTGACCCGACTTTCGGGTATGACGACGCCTACGACCTTCCCAACGATTTCCTGAAAATACTCTCGATTGGCACTAATTACACGGAGTCATATGCTTATGACTACTCCATAGAAGGTAATCAGATTCTGCTTGACAACATGGGCGCCGAGACACTGAACATCACCTACGTGCGTGACGAGACAGACGTACGCCGGTTCGACCCGATGTTCACGAAACTTCTGGCAGCGGAGCTGGCGATCATTTTCGCCGCGACGCTGATCGGAAAGCCGTCGGCTACGGACGCAGCGCGTAAGTTCCGCGACGAGATCGAGCAGAAAGCGAAAGCCGCCAACGGGCAGGAGAACCCGGTCAAAGTTCGACGCCGTAGTCGGTACAGTGGCGCCCGGGCGCAAGCCACGTACTTGAGTACCGTCACGGACTTGAAGTTTCAGGAAGAATCTTAATGGAAATAAACATGCCCTTGCTCAGTTTTTCGTCCGGTGAGCTTTCACCCAAAGTCTGGGCGCGGACGGACCGTCCGTTCTACCAGTCCGGGGAGGAGGTGTGTCTGAATTTTATCCCCCAGGTTACGGGACCGGCCAAGTTCAGACCCGGCACGATGTTTGTCAATCATACGCGGTTGAATCAGAAGGCGGTCCTGATCCCGTTTCAGTTTAACGACGAGCAGGCGTATGTACTCGAATTCACCAACTTCAAATTGCGTATTTTGAAGGACGGCGGTAACGCACTGGAGACTGGCGTCAGCATTACTGACATCACAGCGGCGTCGTCCGGCGTCGTGACCGCGCCTAACCACGGGTACAACAACGGCGACGAGGTATACTTCTCTGGCATCGTGGGCATGACCGAACTCAACGGGCAGTTCGCGCTGGTTGCCAACTCCGGGGTCAATTCGTTTTGTATTACCGACGTGGACGGCACGTATTTCGACACCAGTGGGTACACTGCGTATGCATCCGGGGGTGAGGTGGCGCGGGTATATGAATTGGCGTCTCCTTATGCCGAAGCGGATCTGTTTGAGCTTAAGTACGCGCAGACGGCGGATGTCATGTATATCGTACATCCTGACTACGCGCCGTACAAGCTGACCCGTACCGGGCATACATCCTGGACCTTGACGACGTACTCGCGCACATCCGATCCTTTTACCGGAGCCGGGGATTACCCAGGAGCGGTTGGGTTCTATGGCGGGCGCCTGTGGATGGGGGGAACAGACAATAACCCGGATTCGATATATGGCTCCCGCGGGCCCGATACGTCTACTGGTGCTCCGCAGTACGACGATTTCACCGTAGGTACGGCTGCCAACGACGGGCTGCGGTTTACGATCACATCCCAGAATAACACGGCGGACCGCATCCGCTGGTTTGTCGGCAACCCCAAGTTTTTGACGATCGGCACCTTTGGGGGTGTGTACAAGGCCAACGGCGGATCGGACGGGGTGGCTATCACCCCGACCAACATATCGGTATCTCCGGCGGACGACTATGGTTGCGAGAACATCAACCCGCTGTTCGGTGGCGGGCAGATCGTCTTTCTGGAGCGCGGCGGGCTGACGCTGCGCTCGTTTGAGTATGATTGGTACTTGGACGATTTCACGGCATACGACCGCACCTTGCTTGCAGACGAGATAACCGTTGGCGGTATCGCCCAGTTAGGGTACGCCCAAGGGCGCCCCGACATTGTCTGGGGCGTACGTTCTGACGGGGTACTGCTGTCGTGCACGATACTTTCTCGTGAGGACGTGGCCGCATGGGCGCGGCACAAGCTCGGCGGCAGTGGTGCGGTGTTGAGCGTCTGCGGCGAGCCTCGCCCCAGCAACGTGGACCGCACGTGGATGGTAGTCGAGCGCACGATTGGGGGGTTGACTCGTCGGTATCTGGAGTATTTCTCCGACGACCCGGTACTGCCAGACCTCGTGGATTACTATACCGGCGATCAGACTTCGGATGAAGCCGTCTGGCGCAACATATTTTATGAGCAGCAGAAGACGTTTGTGCGCTTGGACAGCGCGCTGGTTTACGACGGGACTAAGGGTACAACGTTGACGCTTTCGGCTAAGACCGGTACGGGAGTGACTGCGACTGCGGGTACCGCGACATTTGAGCCGGACCATATCGGGCGGTTTATTCGGGTGAAGTTTG